GATCAAGAAAAAATGCAAGGAGTAGTAGATGGATTTTATTTATGTAAAAATGAAAATCATAATAATATAAATGATGGTTTTTACAAACGAAATATACCTGATAATAGGTTAGAGGCTCAGTTTTCTTTTAGACCTGTTCCAACAAAATATGTTAGGTTTCCAGCATTACATGTTAGACCAACAAATAATGTATCTGAGAATAGAGAATTTTATGAAGTTTCCGAAAATTTTAATCCTGGAAATGATAAAGGCCCATATTCAGGGTATATAAAAAATGTTGATTTAGAAAATAATTTAAGAAATACATATTTTGGATTACAGAAATGCAATCAATCTGTTTATGTACCAAAATCATCTAGTGATTTATATAATGAATCAGTAAAAGTAAATAACGAGATAAAAAATTCAGAATTATCTCATCCATTATTATTTAAAAATCAAGATTTTAACCCTTTTAATCCTGATAAATCAAGTAATTCGATTGATATATTTAACAATCATACGCGTGCCCAAAGAGCCAAGAAATAAAAATATATAATATATAAAAAATCAGTATATTATATATATGCCAAAAAGAAGAACAAAAAAGGATACAAAAAATAAATCAAAATCAAAAAATAAATTAACTAAAAAAAATAAAAAAGAATCATTCATTAAAGATGTATGTAATGTAAATAATAATTCTGCATCAGGTTTTACTTGTTACACAGGAGATATTTTAGAAAAACTAAAAAGTGCATGGAATAAAAAACATCCAGAGGATAAAATTAATTACACAGATAATTTAAATATATGGAAACATTTGAAAGATAAATTAAACTATACATGTAGGCAAGAATCATGTTGGATGCGAAAATTATTAAATAAACTTGATAATAAAAAAAAATTAATTAATGATTTCTTTGCTCCATTTGCACCTGACGAATGGAAGAAAAATCCGAATGAATGGCTAAGTAGTATAGATATAAGTAAAGTAATGAAACAATATGAAAAAAAGTATAAGAATTTTGAATTTATAGGTCCATCTCCAATTGATTATGATTCACAAATGGCATATGGAGAATGTGTATGGGAAGAATTATGTAATTTTAATTTAGATAAGTTAATAAAAAGAAATTTAAATAAAATTGGTGTAATATTTAATTTAGACCCACACTACAAGGGAGGTTCTCATTGGGTATCAGTATTTATAGATATAAAATCTAAAATGATATATTATTTTGATAGTGTAGGTGAGAAAATACCAAAACAAATTAAAAAATTCTGTAAAAAAGTACAGTCACAGGCCACTATATTAGGAATAGATATGAAAATAGATGAAATATACCCACATGAACATCAAAAGAAAGATACTGAATGTGGAGTATATTCAATATATTTTGTAACAAATATGATAAAATCAATTAAGATATGGGATAGCACCTTTAAAAAAGGTAAAATAAGTGATGAAGAAATGGCGAAATATAGAAAGGTATATTTTAATACCGTATATTAATTTAAAAAAATATTATAATTATTTATTATAATATGTTTCTATCGCAAGAGAATAAGGGTTTTTTATGGGATTTAATGTTAGAAAATGATACATTTAAAAAAGAAATAGATAATAACATGATTGGTGTTAAAACCACATTCGATAATTTATTAACAGATATTGATCAAAAAAATAATGATCTTGAATTATTAGAAAAAAATAAATTATTTTTAGTTGAAATTAATTTAAAAATAAACAGTCAAAAACTAGTTACAAATGAACAGATATCAAATCATCGCGTTAGTGATTTTGAAAGTAGATTAAAAAAGAGACAAAGTGATTTTACTATTTCTATGAAAAAAGACACACCTGACGAAATTAGTTTTAAAGATAATATAGATGAACCTCTTCTCAACGTAGAGAATGAACTTCAGAAAAAAATAGCCGAAAGAAAATACGATAATACAGATATAAGTAATGAAAATATAACAGAAGCAACAGAATGGATTGGTTTAGATCATAAAATCGAGGACATATCATTAAATAAATTAGAGGAAATACATACACCATATCCTGAAATATTAGGTGATACATTTATAGCAGAAACAGAGTTAGATATATTTAGTAAATTAAAAAAGGTGGATAATTCTAGTGACAAAAATAAAAGTAATAATAATGATGAAATATTAATGTTATTAAAAATAATGGATAAAAAAATTGATATTGTAATGGAATATATAGAAAATATGAAAAATAGTAATAAATAAATATATAAATATATTGTATGAGCACTAATCAAACCAAAATAGAAGAATTATATGATATATTACATACACCAGAGCATATTTCTTATAATAATATAGTAGAAAATGATATGCCTAATGATATTGGAGATATTTTTAAAAGTAGTGAATCATATTCTTCAAGAACTAATATGTGGCAATATTGGTGGCAAAAAAAATATTTTGAATTAGGTAGACCTCTACGAAATGAATACAAAAACGCATTATATGCTATTAATTATGAACCCAACGTATCTGAACTAGAACCACCTTTAAATGGTGATTATAGACAAGCTTCAAACAAAAATCGAGAAGATGTACTAAATGCTGTAAAAAGAAATATGATTTCTGATATTAAAGTGGTTGATACAGAAATGGATAAGTATGCTCAACCAACATTAGATTTATTATTTGAATCAGAAAAAGCATCTATAATAGCTATTATAATGCAAACAGATCCTAAATTAAATAAAGGTCTTGAAAAAATTTTAATAAATTTAATAATGCTTATAAGCGAAGGAATAGAAATATGCAAAAATATTGATACAAAATGCGGAATAAAGGGAGATGATAATAATTATGATTTAATCCAATTATTAAATCTAAGTATGCCATTACAAAGAAAAAAATCAAAAATGGCTCCTTGGACAAACCACGCAACTCCAGGTTCATTTATTATTACACATGATACAATAACTATAGAAGGTATTCAAAATTTAAATTTCAGAGAAAAAGTTCAATTAATGAATTGTTTTTGGAACTGTACTAGTCATCCATTTGAAGGTATAGATGGCACGGATACCAAAAAAGGTAAGGGTGTTGATATATATGGAGAAACGAGCACGATGAGATGTGGCGAATCATATTTAAAAGTAAGAACAAAAACAGGTACTGCTCCTATATTAAATATGATAACAGAAAAAATACTTAAAAATTCGAACCTAATTACCAATCTCAGTAGATATAATAAAATGTACAATTTTATAAAGAAAATAACAAATTTTAAGACACAATTAGAGAAAGTAACTAATAGAAGAATTCCAAAAAATCATAAAATACCATCTGGTAGATTTCCATTATGTTATGATTATAATGAATCAAAGGAAAGTTGGCGTGCGGTTGTAGATAATTTGGAAACAGAAAATAAAGATAAATTTAATATAAAAATTAATAATGATTTTTTAAAAAATATAGAAAATAGAGTTCGTAACGAAACTCATTCTTCGGCCAGACATCTTATGAAAGATATATCATTAAGTGAACGCGAAAAACAATATATGATCGAACATGAGTCAGAAAATAATATAAAAGATGATATTAGAAATGGTCATATTTATTGGACAAGTGGTTTTAATTTAACGAAATTAAGTTTGGATGGTATTTTAGCATATAATATATTAAGAGAAGCTGAAGTTGGTGAAGATACAGAGCGTCAAGTTCTAGAATTTAATAAATTACAAAATAAATATAAGTATATTAGAAGTGGATTGTCGGGTTCTACATGGAAGTATTTACAATTAGCATATCTTCTAGGTGAAAAAGACTTAAATATGATGTATCATATTGCAATAGCATATTTAGTTGGTTGCTATCATCATAGTTGGTATGAAGTAACAAGAAGTGCGTTGGATTTTAAAGCTGAACTACAGGATACAGATATTACAATTTTTCCAGATACTCTCTCTAATTTTACATTAGATATAAATGATAAATTTTGGGTATTAAATAAGGATACGTTAATATTTAAAAAATCATCCCATGGAGGATGGGAAAATATATCATTAGCAGATTCAACAAAAAACTTTATAAAACATAGAGTATATAATATGCGTTCAGAAGATACTATTCGCGATAACAATTCACATATAGATTATAAGGAATTTTATAGAAAGTTTTTATTTCCATTAATGGTAATGAACAGAAGAATAGGAGCAACAAATAGAAGTATTGGTAATGTAGATGAGTATTTAACTGTATTAGAAACATCTACTACAACAAGACAATCATATCGAAAAAAAAGGAAAACAATGAGAATGGACTTAGGTGGCGGTAAGCGTAAAAAAACCCGTAAAAGAAATTCAAAGTTCCCTTATCTATCTAGGAATGGTAGATTAATTTAAAGAAATGAAGAAATAAATCTGACAAGATGCCAATTCATTAATACTTTTGTTCTTGATCTAATAAATTGACTACATCTATCAATATATTTATTAATTAAAAATAAATACTTTCTTCTTATCCATCTTTGTTCTCTGTCATAGAGTTCAATAAATTCTGAAATATTAATAGGATAATTTTTTAAATAATCAATTGGAGTATATCCATAATTATCTTGGATATAAATATGAGCACCATTCATAATAAGCGGTCTAATAAATTCTGTAACTTTTCTCATACAAACTAGATGTAAGACAGTTTGTCCTGAGTCAGTCTTATTACTTAAATCGATGTCATAATTTTTTAATAAATGATAAAAAAAAATATCTTTTTGGTTCCATATAGAAAACATAATAGGTGTCCAACCATATCTTAATTTTTTATTTTCGTTATTATCATAAGTATTATATAATGTATCAAATACATTTTCGTCCCCATGTAGAATTGAATTGTCAAAATCACTTTTATAATATTTTTTTGTACAATTAAATTCATATTGTGAAGAAGCAGTATGGAATGAATTCGTCATCAAACAAAAAAAATAATTATCATTATTTGAATCAAATGCAGGTTCTGGAATAAAGTTCATAATATAAATAAAAAAATATATTTATATTATGTTTGATATTATTTAATTAAAATCTACTTTCGTAGTTCCATCTGGATTTTGAATAATTCTGCCTACAGGAAGCATTTCAATATCAGGGTCTTCTTTTGCCTTTTTATATATATCAATATCATATAATATACCTGTTGGCTTTCCTTGATCATCCATTTTCATCGCATATTTTTTGCCATCAGCAGTATATACGCGTGCTTTGAATATGACTTGTTCTTTATTTATGTTTTGGACCGCTCTATCTGTTTCTTCATTAGCAATATTTGGTTTATAGGAATAAACATTAGGATCAGTTTCTCCCGAGAATGAATAACATTTTAAATCTTCACCTGATGTAGATTTAAATTGTATTGCACAATCAATCGCCGTTTCTTTTACACATTTTAATAATTGTTTATGTATATTTTGTTTTCTTCTAGATAATTCGTATAAATTCTCATCTGTAGTTAATGGAATTTTACTAGATTTATCAACTTTACTAATATCGAATCTTTGTAATTGATTAGAAGCAGTTTTTGCCTGTTGTTCGCTAATTTTCATTAAGTATAAAATAACTTTAACATTACGAAGTGGTTCATCTAAATTTTCGTGACTACAAATACGTCTAGCCCGACCGATAACTTGTTCTGTTCTAACAGGATGCCAATAAGGTTCCATAATATGAACAAACCTAGTATTTTTTAAACTAATTCCTTCTGCACCTGACGCACTAATAATAATCATTTTAATAATTTCACCCATGTTATTATTAGGGGAAACTTGTTTTAACTGAAGTGCAAGATTATTAGGAAGTAAATTCCAATCACCATTATATATATTTCGAATTAATTCTTTTTCTTCTGCACTTTCAGTACCAGTATAAAGTGCAAACATTCTTTGACCAATAATCATACCTTCTGGAATATCTAAAATATATTGTCCCGATGAATTTTTAACCAATTTAAATTGTATAAAACCATTTGCCTTAAGTACAAGTGAAAAAATACCAATACCCTCAATAGTTCTAAATTGACTATATAACAAATGTAAACCTAAGTTTTCTGGATTAAGAACATTTTTTAAGATTTTTAAAAATTTTGGACTATATGTTTCAAGGGCATCTACTGATAATAATCTATCAGCATTTGATGATAAAAAGTCTAATGCATCCTTTAACTTTTGTTTATACGTAACTTGAACAGCAGATGGTTTTTCAACATCATCTTCAGAAATTCCAGCATTAGGATTTTCAACTCTATCCTTATCAGTTAAACCATCAATATCATCTTCATTTCTCATGTTATCAATATTTTCAGCAATACCACCTTCATTTGGAAATGGTCTAGGATAATCTTCTGGAAAAACAAAATTGCAATATGATCTTGAGAAAATTCTATAAGAAGAAGCACTATCTGTAAATAAGTTACTTTTCTTTTTATTTTGGTCTTTAGTAATTTCGGCATTTCTAACATCTTGATATTTTGCAAATTGAAAATCACTCATTTCAATACGTTCTGGGTAAAAATCTTTTTCATTATCATATTGAGGCATAAGATTTTCTTTATCATTTAAATACGATGTTAATCCAACAATTCTTCGTTTAAATATATCGATGTTTTTTACATCACCTTTATCTGAATCAATAAATTTATTATTAAATTCATCTAATTTATCAGGTAATGCCTTGGTAAGAATAATTTTAATATTAGATTTAATACATTCAATATTATTTTTAGTAAGTGTTTTAATAATACCATCAATAAAAATGCTATCTTCCATAATGTCACCATTGGTATTTAATTTGACACCTTTGTATTCTTCTTTATAAACAGTATTTACAAACCCAAATGGATTTCTAGTAACAGTTAATATGTTGGAATTATATGAAATAAAATCCAAATGTTTTTCTCTTTTTAATATTTTTTGTAATAACTCAATTGTAATTCTAGTCTTTAAGTCGCGTGTTTCATTTATTGGAATATGCCATGTTTTAATATATCCTCTAAGAAGATTAAACATAATTCCTAATTCATTAGGATAATTAATAATAGGTGTTCCAGTTAATAAAACAATTTTACAATTAATTGCACTCATAAGCATATCATATAATTTTAATGATGGTTCATCGCTAGTATTATATTCACCAGTAGAACTTGGTTTAAATTTTTCTATTTTATTAACAATTCTACTTACAAAATTATGTGCTTCATCAATAATAACAACCTTATTATCAAACATATTTATTGTACCACTAGCAGTAAGTTCTTTTATTTTATTTTTTCTAGATAAAGAACCGTTATAATTATGAAAAATAAATTTTTGGTCAATCATAGTTTTTAACTGTGTATTTAAACTAGTTTGTTCTGTTTCAGATAATTTATCATAATTAGTTGTTTTTTTTAAATTAACCAACCAAGCTCCATGTTGAGTATTAATATAACTAATAGGTAAATTTAAAGATGCAGATAATACTTCAATTAATTCAGGATTTTCATCAGTATTAATAAATTCCCAAAATTGTTTTTTCTTATAAATAGGATTTCCACAATTCTTTATTTCTTCAATATAATTTGTTCTTAATGATGCAGGTGTTAATACAACAATTTTTTGATTAGTAATCATAGACTCAGCCGTTATAATAGAAACGTTTTTATTAATATTTTCTGCAATAGCAATAGAAGAGCATGTCTTACCCGAACCTAATCCATGATAAAGTAATGCACCTCTATACGGAGTATAAAGATTAATATAATCTCTAACAATTTTTTGATGTGTAAATAAGGCCTGTTCTGTTTTACTGCTCTTATTATCACATGTTTCTTTGCTTTCATTAAGTATTTCTTGTCTATATGGCTTTAATAAATCATTAACAAATTTAATAAATTTTTCTCTATTATTCATAAAATAATTTGATTTAATAATAGGTTTAGCTTCTTTATCAATAGGTAATCTATTAGAAAGAATTTCATCTCCAATTTGAATAGTTTTTATTTCTGCAACAGCTGCAATAGTAGTATCAGTTAAATCTTTTTTTAATTTTTTCTTTTGAGATGGGTTAATAATTAATTTATTTATAGCATCTTTTTTAATTTTTTCCTTCTTTTCAGGTTCTAATTCATCCTTTTCTACTTTTTGTGTAAGAGCCCTAACATCAATAACTTTTTTCTTAGATTTAATAGATTTCATAAATCTTGCCCTATTTACTAGATTATCCATAGTTTTATCTTCAATTTCTACATTTACATCATTAACCTTACCATCTTCTCCTGTAATTGGAATGTTAATTCTAACATTAAATTCTTTTAATTTAGAATATATTGGTTTATTAAATAAGGTTTGTAATTGCGGATTACTCATATATAATATTTAAATACATAAAAAGTTAAATATTTTAATCAATTAATTCAATAGATTTTGCACAAGCATCTTGTTCAGCCTTCTTTTTAATTTTATGAACTGATTTACATAAAAATACGAATGCTTTTCCATCATTATTAGACGCAACATCGTGAACATGTTCAAAAGTACCAAGTGTTCTAAATGAAATTGCATCATCTACATTGACTTCATGTATTTGTTGACCTAAACAAATAAAAACACCCATAGTATAACCTATCTCTTGGTCATACTCTTCAATTTCTATATAATGGGGGGTTACCTTAAATTCCTTCTGAATTTTTACTTGAAGTATATTCTTAAAATTATCATCATTATTAATAATTTCATTCCAATTAACATGTTTTTCTAAGACATTTTCTACAAAAATTTGTGCAAACTGAAAACCAGGACCTGTTACAAAAAAATTCGCAAATAATGCATTTTCATCAATCATCTCTGTTTTATTAAAATCTAAAAATAATGCACCTAAAAACGATTCAAATAGACAACCTAATTTTTTATGATTTGTTCTAATACCTTTTTCTTCCGCATGTTTTGATATAATATACCATTTATGTAATCTCATTTCATATGCTATTTTACCAATTGCTTCATTTTTAACTAAAGCAATTTTCTTTTCGGTCATAAATCCTTCATTTTCTTTAGGAAAACGTCTATATAAATAAAATTTTACGATGCATTCTAGAACACCATCTCCTAAAAATTCTAATCTTTCATTAGATTTACTGCGTAATGGCAAACAATCCATAGGTTGTTCTGTGATTATAATATTGTTTTTTTCATTTTCTAGTTCTGGTCTTTTTGTATAAGAGCGATGATCAAAAGCCCTCTTATACAATTTCATATTTGTCACTTTTCCCGGTAATCCATATCGATTTAGGACAGATTGAACGTCTTTTAATGTAATTTCATTATTCAAATTATTATAGGGATTGAAAATTAATTTTTCACCTTGTTTTATAATATCATCATCTAATTTACCAGACATATATTTAGTCAATTTATATATTTATATTGTTTTATAATTCATATTGTGAAAAAAAAATATATTGGATATATATAATGCGCACTTTAGAAGGAAGAGCCAGAAATGTTAATTCTTTAATTAATTCGACCTCTAATAAATCATGTGGAGGACCATCCAAGAGCGGTGTTATGCAATCATCTGCATATCCTAGAATTCCCAAAGGTACTATGATGGCAAGAGCCCCCAATCAACAATCTTTGGTATGTGATATGTCTGTTGGTGCTCGTCAATACAGATACTCAGCCAACAAGAAACTTTTGGGTTAAGTTATTTTATTTTTACTTAAATACATATTAAATAATAATATATTTAATATGCAAATTATTTCTGATAGCAGAGAAATACCATTAATTACAGAGTTAAATACAAAAAATATATTTTATGACTTAAGTTTAAATATTACTTCAAAAAACTTACATTTAGGAGATGTAATTATATGCGATTTATCTGAAAATCCAATTGTAATTTTTGAAAGAAAAACGTTGTATGATTTAGGATCTAGTATAAAAGATGGAAGATTTAAAGAACAATCAGAACGTTTAATAAATTCTATATCTTTAAATAATCACAATATTTGTTATTTGATAGAAGGTAATATGAGTTCGTATAATGAAACAAAAGGGAGAATGGTGAAAAAGGCATTATGGTCCGCGATAACAGACTTAAATTATTTTAAAGGTTTCTCTGTATTTAATACTTTAAATACAAGCCAAACAGCAGAATATATATTAAGGTATTGTGACAAATTAAGTCGTGAATTTAAAAAAGGGAAAATAACATATGAACCTGTTTCATATTCTGAAACATTAAAAACAGTAAAAAAAGAAAACGTAACTAAAGAAAATATTCATGTAATAATGTTAAATCAAATACCAGGAATTAGCAACAAAATATCTACAGTTATAATTGACCATTGTGAAAATTTACAAAAATTAATTGAAATTTGCAATACAAACAAGGAAGAGTTATTTGATTTATGTACTGTTGATAAAAACAATAAAAAAAGGAAAATAAATAAAAGTACAATTGAAAAATTAATAAATTTTTTAATATAATTTTATAATATGGGAGACTTATTAACTGACGATGTTATATCACAAAAATTATCTACTGACCAAATTTATTCTATGTCCAATGACCCATGGAATCAATCATTAATGTTATGTCCTGAAAAAAAACAAATTGTTAAATTTTTAGCAGATTATGCAAATAAATATTTAAGATGTAAACGATTGGTAGATATAGGCTGTGGATTAGGTTGTTTTTGTAATTTCCTACATAATTGGACAAAATTTAAACAAATTACGGGAATTGATAATGCAACATCTGCTATAGTAAAGGCAAGTAAGAATTTTGGTCATTTGGAGAATGTTAATTTTGATGTTATTGATATTATTGATAGAACATCCGCTATAAAATTAAACACTCATAATCCTGATGTATTATTTATGTCAGATACTACCTGGTGTATTATAGAAAAATTACCTGATTTCAAAAGGTTTTTACGTGAAAATTTTAGAGGTAAATATTTAATACATATTTTACAGATACCAGTTCATCAAGACTACACACATTTAATATCAGATCATCAAAGCATATTAAAATTTTTTAATTTTGAATATATATTTGACGGTGAATTTTATAAAAATAAAGACGAAGAAGTAAATTGTGTATCATACTTTTTGGCAAAAATTAAGTAAATTAATAGATATATAAATTATATGAATTATATATATATATGATAGATTTTGAAGACCCGTATATTTACATACCGTTGTTAATTATTATAATAATAATTATGCTATATTTAACTGATATTATACAGCTTAATATTTTCAAACAACAAGAAGGATTTGATAATAAAAAGCTAGAAAATGATTTACAAAATTATAAACAACTTTTCTTATTAAAGAAAGATACAGACAAATTGGATATTAAAAAAATTGATAAAATAATAGAAAGTTATTTGAAATTAGATGAACTTCATTCACTTAAATCAATATGGATGCTTAATATACATGAAGAAGGAAAAGCCAATAAATCTGCAGTAGATAATGCAAAAAAACATTTAGAAATGTATAATACAGTAAAGGCTACAATTAAAGGTTCTATAACATTTTTAGAAAATGCAAAAAAACGCAATAATAAAAACGCGATTACTGCTAATGATAATGATGAATTTTTAGAAGGAAATATTGGAGATGAAGCTGAAAAAAAGAGTAGTTGGATTTAGTTATTTTTTATTTTTTTGTAACCATATGATGCTACATCATATAATGTTCTAGTACCATAATTAACATTTGTATATTTATGATGTTCCCAATGAAATACACTCCATGAAAACCATTTATATCCAGAATGATCCGCAACTACACTTGCTGTAGATAACATAAACCAAATATTAGCATAGTACCAATGTAATCCAGTAATTAATGGAGGAAGTAAAAATGTAGGTAAACTGACAAGTAAATATTCTACTGGGTGAGCATACGCAGCGGCAAGAGCACATGTATTTTTCCATTCATGATGAACTTTGTGGATTTTAGCATATAATATTAGATGTGCCCAATAATGTAAATAATAAAAAAATAACTCTCCAAGTAATCCCGTGAATATTAATTTAGGTATTTCAATATATTCCAA